ACAAATCGAGTAATGTCATGTTTTCGGTTATTTAATGCAAGTTATCCATAATCCAATCTATCTTATTCAATTTTGAGACAACCATCCGGATTCATTTCAAACGAAGACCTTTCCAATAACCTTCTCCGTCCTTACTACTTTTCCATTCAAACGTTCTCGATAAATACTTTATTAATTCACATGTAGGCGGAGCGGTATATGTCGGACCAATCTCATCGCCAAACCACATACGGAATATGCGACTAATATCACGATTCACCGTCGCAAATACGGCGTCTTTTTTCAGCACAAAACATTCTTCTACAAACTGCTTGAAAATTTGTTCATTTCGTTCATACTGCGCGTCCATTATTACCTTTTTTTCACTGCTTGTCGCGATTGCCGTTTTGGATTTAGAAAGATGGAACAGGCGAGTTTCTATCTTGTCGAATCGGGATTCTATGCTGTCGAAAATTCCATCATATTCATTTGGGAAAATTCCGGAGAGAGGCGTAGGAATTGGATGATGAATGCGAAGTGCTGGAGAAAAGGCGTTTTGTAGGCATAATGAATCATCGTTGCCTTCTTTTTTGTGGTTAAGTTGCGTTTTAAGAAGGTCTGCAACAGAATGGATAGACTGCAGTTTATTCTCCATTGACTGAACGCGGTTCTTTAATTTCGTAATTTCGCATAAAATGAATGCGGCAATAATACCACATAATATATACACGTGTGCATTTTCAATAAAGTGGGTGAACATTGTTTCTCGTCGATTGCATATTTGCATATCAACCGATTTGATATTTGTACGATTCAATTTTGTAGCATCCACAAATAAAATTGAATGCCTTTTTATTTAGTATTTATAACACGCATAAATACCAAACTGCAATATTTACTAGAAATAATGTCTCAAACACCTACATTCACTCGCTATTTATATGAAGTTGACCTAGTCAAACAGAGTCTGGAATTGTCTCTCATCGATAAAAATCGAGAGGAATCACTTTTCTGGGCATTCGAACTTTACTATTCTGGGTTTCAGGAAGAAACATGGCAATTCATAATGCGATTATATGAAACGCATTATCAGAAATATCATATGCAATTTAAAACACGTTTGGACAGTATTTACGCGAAATGGAAAGAAACGGGCAACGCGTGTTTGCTCGGAACGGTGGTAGGTACACTCGCGGTATGGGAAGTTGGTAAGGTCAGCGAAAAACGGCAATTTACTATTTTATACCGAGACACACGCCACGACACGCATCCAGTAACTATGCCGACACGTCACTATTTGAAACAGGTAAGTCAATTTGCAATTCGCCTTTATGATACAAACATTTCGGAGAATATACGAGAGGCGTATTTAGGCAAAGATTGGTTGTATTACTGTTCGAAAACACCTATTTGGGAAGAACGGATTCGTGCATTCAATGGAATAGTGGATGACGAGAAGAAATGCGTAGAATTTGCAGACGATGATTCATTAGAATCTTTCTACGAGAATTGGGGGTTTGAACCGGATGAACAACCAGTCGAGATTCATGCGATGCACGGCGTTTTCATATGACAAATAGACTATACACGTAACCAGTAGATAGCAGAAGTTACTAAATAAAATAACACACCGCCCCATAATGTATCTATAACCGCTACCTTAGCGTTCCAGTCTTTCAATACCGCATAACTTGTTGTTTCATATACTGCATAAACCCCGAATCCTAATAATCCAGCATCGATTGCAGATTTGCGCGGTTCAATAATAAAATACGATAATAATCCTGCTAATACAAAATAACATAAAACTGCACCGATAAATCGTATTTTTATTGGTGAACCTTGTATTTTCATAACCATTTGATTGAAGGATGGATAGATAAGTTGCAGATAGATTGCATCAAATAAGAGGAGAAGACCGAGAATCGCTAGAATACGTTTCATCATTATATAAAGGCATTGAGATATATTGCATTATAAATGAGCTCGGTAGAGGAAGGTGATGTTGGTAAAGTATGGTATGAGGGAATTGTTGCTATGAATCCGGAGGGCATTATTGGGGTTACTAGGCGGGATGGGACGCAGTACATACCTTGGTTAAGCGAAGCGACTCGAAGCGAAGACGCGACTCGAAGCGAAGACGTGACATCTGAATCCGATAATATATCTGCTATAGTGCGAGAGGATATGCGTCATTTCCGAAAATCAACAATTGGAAATATTGTCATTATGGGTAGGAAGACATTCGAGAGTCTTCCAACTGGTTCTCTACCAAACAGAACACATATTGTCTTGACACTTAAAATAAACCCCACCAAAATCGAAAATGTATATTTTACAACCATCGACAAGTTAGACGAGACGGTAAACACCATTCTTCTCGAATACCCATATAAGAAAGTATTTGTTTGCGGTGGAGAAGATATTTATAGAAAACTATTACATAAATGCTATCGTTTATGCATCACTGAAATTCCGTACACGGTCCATCTAAAAGACGGAGAAAAAGTTTCTAAATTTGTTCCAAAAGAAGAATGGGACGATTTGTTTCAACGTCTTCTCAAACCAGACGACCGGGTTTTCGATATATATTTCAGAAAATAAATCAGTTTTTCATAATTACTAAACACATAGTAGAATATGTACAATACCAAACACAACAATATGAATGCAAAAAGCAATCCAATCTTATAAGCAATTGAATATCCAGGTTCTACTTGTTTATCTAATCTAAGGAGTTGTAAATATTTTATGAATATCCATGCCATTATTTTAGAAAATATGTTTCCATCTCCCCACGTTTTTTGATTTTCTGTTTCTGGAATAAGTTGGTAGCACAGGGGTTCGTTATAGATATACTGTTTTGTATGAATATTACAGTACACATCCCAATCTGTTATATATTCTCGATTTGAGAGGGTATAATCAATGCATTTTTCATTATAAATAATACAATGTGTTCCTCCAGCAAAACCAGTATATGCATATGCAGTACAGGGAAACATTAGAAATGGAATACACCCTAGACGGAAAGAAAATCGGTTGTGTTGAATTGTCTCCAATGTATTTTCTATTTGTTTGCGAGTTTCAATCTCTGCTATTTTATCATTGAATATGAAATCGTCTTCTAATATTAAAACGTTCTTCTTACGTGTCGCGTTATCATTTTGCGACGACTTATAGTGTTCAAAAATCCATAAATAACAATGTATTAAGTCGTCGTATGTGGTGGTAATTCCCAGATCCTTTCCACATTTACGATACCCTTTATTGTAAACAATATGCACAGTATTTGTTGGGTGTATCTTTTGCAATTGCTTCATTATATCCGGTTCGCGCCCATTTCCTTCTAAGTGTATAATGTAAGTTACATCCACACAATTATTCAAAATACCATCTTTATATTGTAGTGTTTTAATTGTATATTTTTGCATTCATATACAATTTGGTTATATATTAATGTTCTCTCATAAATTGTCCAAATACATTCTACCTACGAAACAAATCTATGGTCGTTTGGGACAATTCCTACGATCCTTCACGTCGTTGTGACTTCGTTACATCCTCTCTCCGGAATTGTCCCAAACAATTGTATATGCTGGTTATATATAAGATGATGCGAAGTATTATGTATGGAGCAAAAAGCAATGATTTGCAAAAATATTGCGAATATCAAAATTGCCAGAAACGAGTGCAATATAATCAATTAAACACTGGCGGAAACGACGTCTCAATAACATGTCGTATGAAGTATTCACAATACATTAAAACCGCATTTAAAGTCGGTGGAACGGGCCTGTGCACCAAACGCTTACAAGCGAATGGCGAAATCAGTTAGACCACCCCTCAATAAAAAATTGAATAACATTTTTGATATGTATTACTGCATTCATATCTAAACCGAAATATATTAACCATTCTAACTAAACATCGAAATGGCACTTGTTACTGATTCTGATAATTATTCACCAGGAATGGATGAAAGTGGTCAATATGTTGACCAGATCCCTTCTTTCCGAGACATACCCCAAGGAATACGCTGTCCTTGCAATGGAAATACATTCTGTGCTCGTGCATCATTTGTAGCACATACGAAAACCGCGTGTCACCGACAATGGTTAGAGAATCACAATAGAAATCGACAGAATTATTTTCAGGAACTCGAACAGGCAAAGCTACTCATCCATCAGCAAAGAATATTGATTGCACAACTAGAACGCGAGAAGAACGACTTACGACGCACTATACATATTCTTAGCACACCTATGCCTCCTCAACCAAATACGGATATTGACTTACTCGAATTCGACTAACGTTCAATATCGCGGCATCTAATTCATCAGGTAATTTATATCTATAAATGAACAATACATTACTCGCTTTTTTTATTTTTATCGTGATTCTGTTCCTATACATTCACGTAACCGCACAATGGAAAACCAGCAATGATTTAGAAATCTACGAAGCGGATTTCGAATCCGCCTCTCAACTACAAGAAATATGTTCTGTAAAACAACCCGTTGTTTTTAAATTCGATCGACCTGTATCCAACCAAGACCAATCGATTCTGCCGTTTTTCGATAAATTCAATGTCGCGAGTTTTGAGAAGTACGACAACCTCGACATTCGTATCAAAGACCGACAAGATTATGCAACCGCCGATGAAAAAGACCCGGCAATCGATTATGTGCCACTCTCCTTCCGAAGTGCTCGCCGACTCTTAACAACCAACACAAACGCAAAATACTTTAGTGAGAAGAATCACACATTCTTGGAAGAAAGTGGTTTGGACCGTCTTTTCTATCCTCTCGACCGCGCACTAAAACCACCATTGACCGCGTACGTAAAACACGACATGTTACTAGGCAGTCCTCTTGTTACTATACCATTCCGTTATCATTTAGAATCGCATCATTTTATTGCAGTGACGAGAGGCAAAATCCACGTCAAAATATGTCCTCCGAAATATAGCAAATTCATTCCTCATTTCAAAGACTATGAACATTATGAATTTTGGTCACCTCTCGATAACGGGTCGAATAAATACAAAGAAATCACACAGAAGATAAAAATATTGGATGTCGACGTACATCCCGGTGACGTATTGTATTTGCCGCCGTATTGGTGGTATTCTATTCGGTTTAGCGGTGACCCTGATACCACCGTCGCCACATTCACCTACGATGTTGCAATGAATATATTGGCACAGTCCAATCATTGGGGACTATATTATTTGCAACAGAGCAATATAAAGAAACGTCCAACCAAGAATATTATTGCTTCGGAGGACGGAAAGGGAGAGGATATGCCACCGGAAAAGGTTCCAAATATAACATCCGAGGCATTAGAAGAAAATGTTCCAGTGAAACGCGAAATCGTGACGAATGCCGGTATTTATGTAACCACCGGGGAAATGTCAAGAGGCGAAACGTAGAATTTATAAATGCATATGTAGTATACATATGTTTTTGCTACTTCTCTTGTTTACATGTGCACGTTTTTTTGCGAGTGCATCCTCTCCTGTCCCAGTAGATAAATTGGATATTTCAATGTATTTGGGTGATTGGTATCAAATCTACGGTTCTCCCACGAATGTCGTTTTCCAAGGTTACGGCAAATGTATTACTGCCAATTACGGCGCATTATCTGGAAGCGAAAATGTCAGCGTACTAAATTCGCAACTAAATCGGAAAGGGGAATTGGAGACCATATCGGGTTATGCTTATTATACGAATACGAGCGAACCTGGGAAATTGACGGTTCATTTAGACGGCACACCAGTAGATGCGCCTTATTGGGTAGTTTCTTTAGGAGAAGTAAAGAGAGGACAATATCAGTATAGCATTGTCACTTCTCCTTCCGGAATTTCATTATGGGTTCTTGCGCGAAATGTACGTGAGTTTTTACGAGAGTATGATACGGAAGTACTGGAATTCTTAGAAATGGGTGGGTACAAATATACTGCAATTGAACAGGGAGATTTTGTTTGTAAGAATGCAATATCAGAATTGAATACAAATTACAAGTCGGAATGTCAGGTTGCTTCGTATCTGCGGAATGCCGGGTTTTCGCAATCGACTTTGCCTACAATGGTTTGTATAAGCAAATACGAAAGTTCGTTGAATTGCGACGCAAAAAACAAGAATACAGATGGTTCGTCGGATTATGGATTACACCGACCGAAAAGAAAAATGAGACAAAAACATAATTATTTATTTGTATATTTTATAACTATGTTTCAAGTAGTTTGTTAAATATTCCTTTGTTATTTTAGTTTCTAATATTTCCTTTATTGTATTATAAATATCATCGTAGGTATTTGGACTTTCTTTTTTGATATAATGTTTTAATTGACTGAAAAACTCTTCAATACTATTTGTTTCTGGGTGGTAAGGGACGGAATATAATAATTCATTTTTACTATTTTCAATCGTTTCTCTTATTATTTTGGATTTATGAATAACCGCATTATCCATAATGACTAAATGATTTTTGTATTTATCTTTAATAAACTCATCATAAAACTCTAAAATATCCGTAGTTTTTACACCTCCCTTTCTTTCTGGATATAATTTCCAACCAATAACTTTGTTTGCACTTATAGCACATAATAGGTTATATCGTTTGTATGGGTATTTATTTGTTTTCTTTATAACTCTTGTTCCGCTTCTACTACGACCATAAGAAAGTGTCATATTCAAATAAATTGACGTCTCGTCTAAACATATTGTTTTAGTGTAATCATAATTTTCCAATTTCTTATAAAACTCTGCTAAATCTTGTTTTTCTTGTCCTGTTCTTTTTTCTGGATAATATTTACTTCTTAATCGTTTTCGTGTTATTTTATTATTATGTAAAATCGTGTAAATACTTCTGTCGGTTAAATGAACCCCAAACTTTTCATTAACTAATTTAGAATATTC